CAATGCTGGTCAGCCCCGTCCCGCCATAAGCAGCACCAATTGGCGTTGCATTCCACGTGCCGGTCGTTATAGTGCCAAGCGTCGTGATGCTTGTTGAGCCGGTTGCGCCGGCCAGATCATTGATGCCGCTAATGTTGTCGTAAGTGCCAATCGTGACCGCTGCCGACGTCTGTAGCACAAACTTATAAGCGCCACCCGTTGTTAGCCACGTCTGATTGGCGGTGCGCCCTGCGGCATCCAACACAATTGGGTTGGTATTCGCAATGTTCCCCGCTGCGCTGGTATACGTCGCTTGTGGCGTCGTTGTTCCTGCCGTGTACATGTACAACAGCCCACCAGCCAGCGGTGTCCCGAGGTTATCGAAAAACTGCCAACCAGCGCCAGCCAGCGGAGATAGTTTGACTGCCATTATTGCGCCTGTGATGCCTTAAATGCAGCAACCAATGAGTCGTAATCAGCGCCAATCTGCGCCTTAATTACGTCACGAATACGAACCGATTTGTTCTGCTCGGCTTTCTCAGTACGAACCAGGACGCGCAGACGGTCGCGGTACTGATAATCGCCAATCTGAGCAACCTGGTCATCGGTCAGCTCATGCGGCAAATCCTCAGTCTTGATTGTTCTAAACGCCTCAAGATCTGCCGGCCAATCGTCAGCAGGTAGCGCTGCCAACATGGTCGTGTAGTTGTCAATGTTAATTTGGTAGCCGTAGATTTCCATCTCACGGTGGAAAGCATTCATGACTAAACCGGCTTGTTTTTCCTGATCGGTGAGCATTTTTTACCTTGATTTGTTGGAAAATGAAATAGAGTTAACGCTAGGCGGGATGCCACCCGGAAGCGTATATTTTGCGCCAAAACCAGAAGATGACCAATTGTAAACGTCAACATACGGAGAATATAAATTCGATCCGCTTGCGATTGCGTTTGTTGTGCTTGCCCAATCTAGCGCTTGCTGGTTTGGCATCGTCAAGCCGGCAGGAGTGGAATATTTTGTTCCAAATCCAGCGCCCCATCTGTAAGCATTTATTGACGGAGATCCAATGTTAACCGTGGAAATTGAAGCCCCATCTGGGCTAAACAACACGTTTTGAACCTGGCTTGAAAGGCTCGTCGATGGAGCGGAATACGCAGTTCCAAAGCCGGTAGAAGTCACTCTACAAGCCCATATGTAAGAAGAAGTTGCGGCAGCGGAAAGATCGTTTGTTACTTTGTTAAACGATACTCTCTGCCATCCGATACTGGCTTGTGGCTGCGGAGAAAACGACGGGTTAGAAAACCTTGTCCCAAATCCAGTCGAAGATGACCACGGATGAATAAAAATATAAGGAGCGGTTGAGTTTGCGGTTACTGCAACCAAGGTGTTATCGCCGTTTAACGACAACCCCTGTGCAAAATCCAACATCGAACCATTGGCATATTTTGTGCCAAATCCGCCAGAATTACTCCACGCCCAAGCTTGAGGATAGCTTCCACGAGCGTCCCCGTTTACGGTAAGCATTGCATCAACATTACTTGTCCAAGCCATACCGTACATCCCGTTGCCGTTTGGATTTAACAAAGACGCCGGGTCGGCGTACTTTGTCCCAAAACCCAAGGATGACCAAGCCCACACCGAAACCCACGGCGGGACGCTTAAAGCAATTGATATGTTGGAATTGTCAGTTACAAAAGAACTGAACCTGATAGTATTTGAAACCGTAGGCGACGTAAAAGGGCTCCCAAGCCCAGACGAAGAATTGAATCCGTAAACCTTCCACCTGTTCGCAGAATTCGACCCAGATAAAGAAATGTATTCGGATGGGGTAACAGGCGGGGGACCGCTGCCCCCTGACCCACTACCGAAAATCACACCCAGAAAACCGCTCATGTAACGCCTGCGCCGGAAACGTACCAAGTATTGACTGCAACCTTGAGCAGCGTTGCGACTCCGTTACTTGCTAGCGACCTTGTTCCAGACGTCGCCGAGTTTGCCAATTGCAACGTCACCCCAGACGCCGGAGTGATTGTGATTGCCGTACTATTGCTGACGATTGTAATCACCGTGCCAATGTCAAATGCAACCGTCGCATTGAGCGGAACAATAACGCCAGATGTGACGTAGTAGTGCTTGGCACTATCAGAAAGCACCAACGTGCCGCTTGTGTTTCCCGATTGCGGCATCGTGCGATAGCCGAAGGCATAGCTCGTTCCTGAGCTGTCCTGCACCGTTGAAGCGCTCGCCAATGCGGTGACGGTTTTGTTGGTCAGCGTTTGAGTGCCGGTCAGCGTTGCGACCGTTGAATCAATCGCAATTGTGCCGCTGCTGGTGATCGTGCCACCACTCAAACCAGTCCCCGCCGTGATGCTGGTAACCGTTCCAGCCACGCTGTAATTTGGGATGTTCAACGTGCCAGCAGCAAACGTCGCTGCGCCCGTTGAACCAGTCGTTGTCAGCGTAATCGGAACCTGATAATCGGTTGACGATGATGCCGCGCTGATCGCCGTGCCGTTACCTTTTAGCAGTCCACTAATGCTTGTGGTAAGCGTGATTGCCGGCGTTGTGGTTGCATTTGCAACGGTACCAGCAAACCCATTGGCCGAAACCACCGATGCGCTAGTGACCGTCCCAGACCCAGCGCCAGCCGCATAATTCGGAATGTTCAGCACGTTAGCGGCAAACGTCGCCGCTCCGCTCGTCCCGGTTGTTGTCAGGCTGATTGGAGACTGGTAGTCGGTACCAGCCGCAGCATTGGCCAAAGCACCACCAGAGCCCGCTTTAAGCAGCGCCGTGCCGCTCGGAGGGGTAAGGTAGTCCGTGTTGGCCGTTGCCGCGCTGATAGCCGTGCCATTGCCCTTCAGAACGCCTGTGACAGACGTCCCGATGGTAATTGCCGGAGTTGTTGTCGCGTTGGCGACCGAGCCGTTTAATCCATTAGCCGTGGCAACCGAGACGGTCGTGACCGTGCCGCTACCGCCACCGCCACCACCGCCCCCAGATGTTGCTCTAAGTGCCATTACAGACCCTCGCCCGGAGTAACCTCAAAAGCGCCAACAGCGTCAGCCTTAAACCAAGCATTTGGAGGAATTCCGCCGATCACCTCAACCGAGCTAGGAAAGAAACCAAGCGTTGCCGTTGACGGGTTACCGGCTGTCGGAGCAGTCACGGTAATCGTTGGCGTTGGATTGCCTGGAGCGGCATAGGCCCAAGTGATGTATTGCACCGATGCGCTGGTGTTGCGAATCCGGTAGCTCGATGGGTTGTCATTGTTTTTTGACGCCACCTGCACAGGAGACGTCCCAACAAGATACGTCGGCCCAAACGGCGTGAAAGGTGAGTTATACATTCTTGCCCTCTTTCGGCCAGGTAATGTTGAACGGATCGGCCTGAGTCGTGATGTCCCGCAGCTCTTGCCGGTAGATCGCCCAAGTCAGATTGTCCACCGGAGCATCAGCCACTTGCGTCCAATCCGTGTCCTTAAGCATCTGATTGCGCTGGGTACGGATCGCGGCCCATTGAGTGTCGATTCGTGCTTTAAGCTCGTCAGCAGTCAAAGGCTCCACGGCAACCAAACAGCACATTCCGTTACAAAGATGCGGAGCGGCAGAAACCAGCTTTTCAGTTGCGTGATCATATGGCTTCCAAACTGAGATGACGTAGTATCCCTGCTCGGCAATCCACTCGAGGCTTGGGCCACGGTCGCCAAACGATGTATTAGGAAACCACTCTGTGTGGTCTTTAATGACCAGATCTTGATTAGCGAGTTGCATGATTACCTCGTTGGGAATGCTGCTGTTGGCGTCGTGATGGTGCGAGCGGCTTTGGTTACCCGAATGTCTTGCAGGTATCCTGTATAAAACGCAGTCGCCCCCCCCGCGTTAGCTCCAACCCATAAATTTGCGGTATTGTAATTTGTAGTGTCTGTTGCGGTTGATCCAGATTGAGAACCGTTAATATACAATTTTGTTCCTGCACTAGACCTAACTAACGCAATGTAATACCAATTGCTTGCAGATATTGTTGACGCTGAAGTAATTAAAAGAGTTGCCGTTGCAGCGCCGCCATATACAACAATATTTCCGCTTGTGTTTATATCAATTTGCAATCCGACAGCCGCTGTTGCTGATGCTCTACCAATTTCTAAAAAAACAGGGGTGCTAGCAAACGATCCAGTTGGATATGCCCAAAATTCAATTGTATAGTCACCTGTCCCAAACCTCAATCCTAAATAATCAGATTGGAATAAGTAATCCCCAGTCCCATCAAACTTCATGCTCGTTGGCGACCACTTATATTGAGTGGTTGACGCTTGGGCATCTCCAACCGTAGTCACATTGTTCTGCACCGCAGCGTCGTAAACCCCCGCGTTAGTGCAATTAAGCAAAAGAACCGTGTTTGACGAAGCAAAGCTCGTATTTACGTTGGTAGTGCTTGAGTAGCTTGCTGCGCTAGTTGATCCTGCGGTTGTTAATGGGGCAAGGAGGGGAGGTGTAAAGTTTCCCGTGTAAACGGCAGCTGACCTTACATACCTAAAATTACTTAAATATCCTACCCAAGCAGACCCCGAACCAACAGTAGCATCACTTCTAGCCCCTACTGTTAATGTAGTTAGCGTAACAACTTGCGTAGTTGATGATATTGGCGTTCCTACAGAAACACCGTTCAAATACATTTTATAGGTAGTGCCATCAAAAACTACAGCAATATGAATCCATTGATTTAAGTATTTGGCATACGGAGTATCAATTCTTCCTATTTCAGACGGAACTGAATTGGCAGAAAAAAACCTAGCTGATAAATTGCTAGTGCTTGAGTCGATATACGCAAACATTCCGTAGCCATTGGCAGCCGCAGCAAAATCAAAAATTGCCTGCCCTGATGGGTTACCGTTAAAATAAAACCAACACTCTACTGTAAATGAAGGATTGGTATAACTAACAGATGGGCTTCTTAAATGTGTGTTGGACGTATTAGCCCCGTCAAAATACCCACTCCCACCATATGCCGCAGCGGTGTACGAAGCAGTCGGTGAGAACGGTTGGAAGGCTTGGACTTGGGGAGCTCCGTTAGCCGTGATTGCAAAGTTGTTGGTGCTATTGTCTAGAAAACGGTTGGATTGACAAGTCAGCAAAGAAGTTGCCGTACCTGTAATGGCCGAAATGTTAGTTCCCGCAGATTGAGTTGTTGCTAGTGGAGATGTTGGCGGGGTGAACGTGCCCGTATAAACTGCTATACCCTGTACTAACCGAAAATTAGATATGTATCCGTTAAATAAACGACTTGTTGCATCTGTGTATCCATTGGCAATATTTCCAATAGCCGCTGCTACAGGAGTAAAACTTATTGCAGAAGCTGATGCTGTAGACCCGGTTTGTGTTCCGTTAATAAATAACTTAGCAGAACCACTGGAAACAGAAAGAGCGACATGAGACCAAGTGTTTAATGGAATCGCGCTTCCAGTAATAAGAGTTACTGCCGTGCCGCCAGTTGTTGTGCGATAACTAAAAAACAAAGTCCCTGTATTAATTGTTGTACTAATATTCCATTGACCAAAAGCCCCAGTGTTAGTGGCGTTTACTTGATAAATTGAATTTTCAGCGCCATAAGAGGTTACATATATCCATGCTTCACACGTATATGTTGTTCCTTGTGGATACATTCCATCAGTGGTTGATGTAAATGCTCTTGATAAATAGGCGTTACTGCCATTAAAATAATTACTCCATTGTCCAGTCGGCCAATACGGAGTCACAGAACCCTGCGTTACGGCTCCGGTGCGAGTGATCGTATAGTTATTGGTGCTGGAGTCCAGAAACGTATTGTTCTGCTGCCCGTTGGTGCTGGTTGTCTCCAACAGCAACGGAACATAGGGGAAATACGGATCTGTTGCAGCAGCCGCCGCCGCTGCCTGGCCTGATTTAGACGC